ATCATTGTTACTACCCTTATTTATGTTACGTCTCTTTATATATGAAACCATATTGTCAACCATCTGGTCAGACAAATGCTTTACTTTGAGACCGTTAGGAAACTGAATAGTTTCCCCAACTTTTAACTTACGTACTTGCTTTTTCATTTCATCAGATAAGTCCTTTGACTTATGTAGTTGAATAGTGAAAAGAAAGTCTGTTTTACAAACCATGTTATTTAATGGCGTCTTTATTATATATATACTCATGTTTATCTATCCTATTCTACTGATATATAAGATTAATTCTCGCAAATCAGTAAGTCTAGCTTATGCACATTTTATATGAGACTGCAACTGTTTTATAAAAAAAATTGTTGATATAAAATTTAAATTAATATAATACTTTTTATAGGATAGATTTATGATAAACGAAAAGACGATAGCTGATTTTATGAGTACCTCACCTACGTCTCTAGAAGACTTTTCAAAATTTATTAATAAACTTATCAAAGAGTATGGTAGAGAGAAAATTATTAATGAAGCAGGTATTGATAAGAATGTTTTATATCGTGCAAGTAACTCACAAAATATTACACTAGAGAATTACTATAAGATTAAACAAGCATATAGAGAACAACTTAAAACTTCATCACAAGTAAGTAACATAGAAGACTTACCCATACTTGGTCAGATTATAGATAATACTGACATACGTATGTTGAACCCTACTCAACCAATATCTGTGCCTGTTCCTGCATCAATTATAAGTAATTGGACACCTGTATTTGGTTATTTATGTGTTAGTGGTACAGCTTATTCAGGCTTTGTATTTGTTTTTTCAGGTAAAGATTTAGAAGACCATACTAGTTCTATTGGTAATAAATGTATTAATAGATTAATAATGGCTTACCCTGAAAACGAAGACCCTCAATATGGAATGATACTTGAGCAAGATAATAACTTTATAATGATACACCCAAGAACTCGTAAGATTTTACGAAAGATACCAAGAGATAATAACATCAATTGGTCTAAGTTTATATGTCTTATTCCTTATTCACTTATGGAAAACTACAAAGAACCTAAGTATCAAGATAACATTCATAAGTTAGAAGCAAGGTTTCACAATAAGTGTGGTGACGAGCATAAACATTCAGAGTAGACTTAAAGTTTCAAAACAGATAATGAGAGAGATGAAAGCAAATTATTTATTTGTAAGATTTGCAAATTAAAATCATTCCAAACTATAAAATCCACTAAAAATCCATCTAATTAGTTCTAGAGACTAGTGCTTTTTGTTATTACATAAGGTTTATTTATATATTGTGTGCAACATGCGTTGCGTTTGCCTACCCCCACCCCCTTCTGTATATTTGATGGCCTATGGGGACAAATTTTTTACAGAGCCTATACGTAAGGTTGTCAGATTTTTATACCAAATTATTCCTCTGGTGACCATACGGTATCACTAAACTTATCCTGTAGTGCATAGTCAACAGCATAACCTAGAAAATCTTCAGTATTATTTAAAATAAACTTACGACTATCTAATATAGACTTCTTCTTCTTAATAGGTGTAAGTACTTCACTTTTAATAATAGCATCATCAATAAGTTTAGTAACCTTCTTATTAGGCTTTAGACCTTTAAAGACACTCTTTAAGTATATCACTTTGTTTACCATAGGTTTAACTATTTGTTTTAATTATAACTTACTTGTTATTGATTTATATTTATCTCTATTTTTCTCTTTTACAAAGGTAACTATAGATTAAACTATAAGGTTATTCCCTATAGTGGCACTTAATTGGATTATCTTATAAAAATGCAAAAACAAGTAAACTATAGTTAAAACCTATATTTTAATCCATGTTAGAGGGTCGGGTTCACCAAAGTACTTCTCTACTTCTATTCTGAACTGTTCTTCTTTTCTGTCTCTAAAAGCTAAATCTTGGTCTTTGGCCAACTGCTGTATCCAATAATAACAAGACATCTGTAGGGCATCTATTCTGTCATCATGGCTTAAAGTATTAGCACCTTTTTGAAGTCTACTGATTTGATAAAACAACTGGTATCTTAAAGCTGTCTCAGCAGGATACATAGCGTTAGTTTCCTCATAATCCTTACGTATAACTGTAGGACAAACTATAAGCCTGTGTTGGGCTATAATAGGCTCTAGAGTGTCTAATATACGTCTATGCTTGTTAGATTGCTGTCTAATACCCTCTGTAGTACAAGGATACTCTCTTATTAGGTATGGTTTAAGTAATTCAGTAAACATACCTTGACCGAAGTTATCCTCAATCAATATCTTTCTAACTTTATGCTTCTTAGCTACTTCCACCAATTTGGATAAAGTATGTTCACTATAACCGCTATTGAAACCCCCAATATCAGCAAGATAGATATTACCATTAAGAAATTTAGTGACAGCATAACTTGTTTCATCTTTTCCTTTACCACTAGGGTCAATAGACATTACAATTCCAGTATAAGGTAAATAATTTCCTTGTACTTGCATTGGTCTAAAATAAGCATCACCCTGAAGTCCTACACATGGTATATCGTTATGTTTAAGTTCAGGACTAGAAGCCCATACAACCTTTTCAGGTGCATCATCAGGATTTAATGTCATAACTGACAAGTCTGATAATTTTAATGGGTATCTATTTAAATCAGATAAAGAACTATCTAATTGATACTGCATGTTAAAACCTATTCGGCCATAACTTGCTTCTCTATCTAATAAGTCTTTTTCATCAAATCTTGTAGGGTCTGTTGGTTTACCTACCATTTCATGTGACCAAGTATTATTAATCATAGGTGCTAGATTAGAATTATAAGAAACTAGTTGTTTCTCATTAGGGTATCTAGCTGTCCAATATCTAATTCTATAACCTCTTTCTTGAAGTTTATTATAGATTGATTGTTCTACTTGTGGTGTACCTAAAAATACAATTCTACTGTCTTTCTTAGGTTTAATGATTGCTTCAAACTCTTTAATAGCTTCACCTAACTTATCTCTCATAAATTGAGTTTGAGTGTTACCTGAAGTCTCTACGTCATCAGCAATAATAATATCTGCTCTACTTCCTGTAAGCTGTGATGTAATACCTAAAGATTTAACACTAGGTTGTTGTGATGCTAACGCTGTGGCCACATCAAAACTAATCTTAGATTGTCTTTGGTCACCTCTAGGATACAAATGTTTAAGAATAGACATCTCTGACATAAGTCTTAAACAGAATGTACTAAAGTCATCTGCTCTGTTCTTAGAAGCTGATACAACTAGTATATTTAAGTTGTTATCTAATAATAGTCTCCAAAGTACATAAGAAGCTGTAATCCAACTCTTTCCAACACCTCTAAAAGCACTAATAATACACCTTGTTGAACCATTAGCTAAGTAATCAGCTATATCATATTGTACTGGTGTTGGTTCAGGTAATCTTAAATGCTTCCAAGTTAGGTATAAAAAATTTCTAAAATCGTTAATTTTTGACGACTTGTTTTTCTTTTTCATCAAATGGAAGTTCTTCTATAAGTTTTTGTAAAGGACTATCTTCTGTAGGAACAGCATCTATATTATTATCTTTAAGAAACTGTCTAGCTACATTTAAATCTGCTGACTTTGCATCAGGGTCACTTACTCTCTTTAGTAGTTCAGTTGCTAGAACTTCATGTAATTGTTTTAATTTATCACTCATAATTATTTCATTAACCTGTCCATGTGGGCATATATTCTACCTATTTGTTTATCTATAGACATTATTTCTTCACTTAACATTCCTAGATGTACTTGTAGTTCTACTACAGTAATTAAAACATAAGTAGACAAACCCATTAGAATTGTTCCAAGAAAAGGTAAAATCCATTTGTTATTTTTCATTTATAACTTTGCCTTTGTTAATACCTTTTTTAATTACATACCCTTGTGTGCCATTAGCACCAGTATCAACTTCTTTTCTAAGATGTTTAAATATATTTTTTTCTTTTAGTTCTTTTTCAATTCGTTTTTTGAAAGTTTCCAAAAGTTTGGTATCTCTCATTAACTTTTAAAATACTTATTATTTTTATTTAATTTCTTTTTCTTTTTAGGACAATCAGGTTTTTCACAATGTGAGAAATCAAAAGTCATAATGTTTTCCACCTTGTTCCATATTTTATCTAGGAAACCAAAAAGTTTATAAATTAATTTATCAATCATATTTTATTTCATTACAAAAATAACTCATATACAATCTCTGTTCATCAATGTTTTGTTGCATTTCAGTAGAAAAAGTTTGAATAAATTTACCACCTGCTCCTACACATTCTGACCATGAATTAAATTCAGTAGGCATTGTAGATGTTGTGTTACAAAATCCTGTTATTGCTGAACAAATACTAAACGCTAATATAAATTTCACTTAAACTGAAAAAACCCTATAATTCCAACAATTATTGTTCCAAGTGCAAGAATAACTTTAAGTCCACCCTTACCCATAGAAACATCTTGTCTTAATGATTTAATTTCTTTTTTCATTTCATCTATGCTTTTTAGAATGTTATTCATTCGTTCAGCACAAAGTTTCTCATGTGAAGAAAGTCTAACTCCAGTAGCGACTTCGCTAAATTCTTTTGGTGTAATCTTTTTTCTAGGCATTATGGTTTAGTTGGAAACTCTTTTGCTTCAACTTCATCAACTGTTGTTAAACCATTAGTTAAATCTCTTAATGCTTGTCTGTAAGTAGTCATATCATCTGACATAGTGTTATCTGATAAAGCTAA